TATATTAAAATAAGTTGACAACTTTTTATTTTTCTATATACTTATAGGTAAGATACGAAATCTGGTGTAGGCCAGCCAAGTTCTTAAAAAATAACAATTAAAAGAAAAGGTATATATGTCAAACTACGAAGTAAATGTCCTCGTCAATGGTTCCCGTTGTAAAATCTATTCCCATAATGGAAAACGATTCATCGAAGCAAAAGCAGGTTCTAATTACGTATTAGAAATTAAAAATAACTCTAATAATAGAGTATTAGCAGTATCCAGCGTAGATTCTTTAAACACGATCACGGGAAAAAACGAAGCCGCAGAAACTGGTGCAGGTTATGTTCTTAACAGTTATACATCAACTAAAATTGATGGATTTAGAATTAACGATACCGAAGTGGCACAATTCAAATTTGATATTAAATCAAATGGGTATGCCGCATCTAAAAAAGATGGAAGCGAAAAAAATTCAGGAGTTATTGGGATTCGAATTTTCAACGAAAAACCAAATCCAATTGTAAATTCATATATAACTTCATATATTAATCCATATATAATTAATTTAAACTCAACTGGATATCCTACTCCGGTATATAATGCGTCAAACTGTAATTCCGGAGGGAAATTACGTAATACATCAACCCTGAATTCAACTACATTTAATATAAATGAAGTTAACTTAGAAGATTGTCAATACTCCTCAAATTTAAATCATACGATTGAAACAAAGGGATTTGATATGTCAACTGCATTTGGTGAATCTAAAGAATCTAAAGTTGTAGAAGTTGCGTTTGAAAGAGAATGTGTAATTGAATCGGTTGATTTATATTACGCAACCCGACAATCGTTAATTGAAATGGGAGTTCCTATTACAAATGAGAAACAAGTATCATTTCCGGAACCTTTTAAAGAAAGTAAATATTGTAAACCTCCTAAAAATTGGAAAAAATAAAACAAAAGCCCTCAAATTTGAGGGCTTTTTAAATTCATTGTTTGACATCGAATATATTACCTTCTATAGATATATTTCTATATATATCTTTATAGTATGTATTAGTATTTATAATTCTCCGTCTCTTACTTGATTATCCAAAAAAGAAAATACATCAGAAACCCATTTATTATAATCTGGCATATTTACATCTAATCTATCGTTTCTTATGAATTTAAAAAATGCGTTTCTATCCAACTTTGGAATTTTATTTTCAGCTAATATTTCGTGAAGATGTAACTGTGAAGTAACTCCCAACATAGTATCTTTTAACTGCATTAACGCATAATTACGTTCGATTATAGATTTATTAGAAACAATGTTTTCACATACTACAAACTTATTTCTCATATCGGTTGCATGAGTAACAATTTCATCTATGGTATGAATAGTTTCTTCTTTTAGATATGGAAAATGTTTACATACGGTTTTAAGACCGGCCCGCTCAATTCCGTCTATATTATCACTTTTGTCTCCGTCCATACTTCTAAATAGAACAAAATTATTTGGATGGATATTATATTCTGAAATTACTTCGTTTACCCCATATATTCTTTTTTTAGTGGGGGAATATATTTGAACTTTAGAACTTGCCAACTGTAAAAAATCTTTATCAGTTGACATAATAGTTACTTTTTTGGAGTTCTTAAACTGATCAAGTGCCAGATAGGATATTACATCATCGGCTTCTACCATATTTTCACTTACTATGTTTACAGGTAATACTCGAAGATAATTTATAAATTGAAGATATTCTTTCTGTTTTTGTTCATCTTCATTTTGAGGAGTAACATCGTCATCATATACTCTATTCAATCTAATTTTATTTGCACTATGAGCCTTATAATCTGGATAAATAGCTTTTCTTTTCTGAGAACCGCCAACACCATCAAATACTACAATACAACGAGAGGGGGTTAATAATTTAATTGCTGCTCCTAAAGATTTTAGAGAAGCAACTACTCCACCACTATGTTCCCCATTGGAATTCATGGAAACCGTAGCACAAAATGCTCTTATAAATAAATTATTTCCATCTACTATTAAAATATGATTATTGGTTTTTTCTCTCCAGTTAAGATGAGAATCTTTCATTTCAGATTTAATATTCTTAAAAAATGAAAATAACTTTTTTTTATCATCTAATTCGCTCATATATATTTTTTAATACAATGAAAAAGAGTGGAATTTCACCACTCTTTTCTGTAACTTATTTGGAAGGTTTATTCATCGGAATTGGATTCTGTTTCTGGTGGAGTTTCATCCGAAACTTCCTCAACATCTTCTACAATCTTGGAATTTGGATCTCTATAATGCATTATATAATTATCACAAATAACTTGATAGAACTCTTCTTTTAGATCTTTATCTGAATTCATAAGTTCTACGAATTTAGCAGTATTGAATTCCATAGTTTCTCCATTTGTTCTTTTCCAAGAATATTTTGCTGCCGTTCCTGTTATAATTCCACGTTCCTTGGAAAAATTAAGCCAGCTTGCTAAATCCTGAATTCCAGAGTCATAATGAATCTCGAATTGTGCCCCTCTTGCTCCCGGTCCCATTCTGCTTTTAATAACTGCACAGGTACATTTAACACCAATTACTTCATTGTTCTTTTTCAATTTTCCAATAGTCCCAAGACGTACTCTTGTAGAAGCAGTGTAACTTAAAGATTTTCCACCGGGAGTTGTCCATTTATCACCAAACGGTCCAGAATTCATATTAAATCTAAGTTGATTTGTAAATACAACTAAAATTCTTTCTCGTGAAATAATTCCGGTTATTTTTCGGAATGCCTTCCCTAAGATCAAAGATTTTCCTGTGTTATATCCATCAATACCGTGTTCGGCTTCCAACTCCTTTTCAATAGTAGCCTGTGCTACTGAATCAATGAAAATAGTTAATAATCTATCATGAGAAGATTTTCTAAATTCTCCAATACACAACTCTACTTTTTTAAACAAATCCTCAAGAGTAGTAAACGGACAATAATTTGTATTTTTAATATTGACTCCTAATGCTACCCAAAAATTTCTATCAATAGCCGATTCAGAATCAAAAAACACACTTAATCCTCCTTTTTTTTCGGTTTCACGAATAATATGAGCACACATCAAAGATTTTCCAGTTCCTTCAAGGCCAGATAATTCTGCCACTCGTCCAACCGGAAGACCTCCATGTGGTCTATTAGAAATAGCCAAATCTAAAAGAGTTGATCCGGTAGAAACCCAATCTCGTATTATTGACGGATTATCATCATCGTCCACCCAATATGCAGATTTAGTACCATCTTTAGATGATTTGTTTAATGCATTATGTAATGTTACTGCCAATTCATCTCTACCCACATTAGATTCCACTTCTACATGTTTTGATTTTGTATTTATATTTTTTTCTTTTGCCATAATTGTATTGAATTTATTAGAAGATTATACCAACTTTTTTATTTTTATCAACTTTTTTTAAATAAAAAGACCGTATAATAGTTTTAGTATTATACGGTCTTTTTTGTGAGATTACAAATTAAGAAGATTTCGCAAAAAACTTCTGAAAGTCTTCCTCTTCTGCCGCAGATGGAACTGGGGTTGCGGTTTCAACAACGTCCTTTTTATCAATGGTTGCCGATGCTTTTTCAACTTCCGAAGATGAAGGCTCTTGTCCTTCGGGAGTCAAATAAGATTCGATTATAGCATCCAATTCTTCGTATGTCTTTAATGGGAATACTTGAGTAATATCCAATTGTTTTCGAATGCTTTCCATAGCCTCTTTATTAGTAGGAGATACCGCTAAAGTTTTCTTTGGACTTGGAATAATATTTGTCTCGGGAAAAGGCTTTCCTGTTTTCTTATCAATTTTCTGACCCTTTTCAGTGAACCTTACTTCGATATCATTGCCTTCACGCAAGTCGGTAATATCACCCCATTCGGTATTACAATAAGAAAGTAATTGCTTATATACAGTAACCCCAAACCCCCAGAAACGAACCCCTTGATCCTCTTCTCCACGGACAATAATAGGAACATAAGTTCTAGCAACCGACTTAAAGTGCTTGTTTGCTAATTCCTTTTCTTCCGTAGTTCCATTGGTAGTAAGAGCCTCATATCTCTCTTCAAAAGGATCGGGCTTACCGAAGGTAGAAGGTGCCAATATGGACGCAATTCCATTGAATTTGTAATAAAATTTCAATTCAATAAACGGAGAATCTTGTTCTTCACCATTAGGACGATAAGGGACTATTCTGATTTTTTGAGAACCTTCTTTGGGCTTCCAAAGAAGACGATTGAAGTCTACTGTTTTCTTTCCAGATTCTAATTGTTTAAGTTTGTTTTGTAGTTTTTCTATGTTAAGTGCCATAATTTTTAATTTAGTTAATTGTTTAATTATTTTCGGTCAAAATCAAGAACTATAACTATGTTCCATCTTCTAACCTCTAATAACTATAAATGAGTTTAACAAAAAATCAAAAATATTACAACTTTTTTTAATCAAAACTCCATACGTTCAAATTTCAATTGGATTATTTTTACAGAAATATCTCCATTGATAATAAGAGAATTCTCGTATAATTTCCAATTAACAATATATGATTTGTCAAACACTCCGCCATTCTCATCACGTATTAATTGGTTAAGACTATTGATGGTGTAGAGAATATTAAATTCTTTTTTTCGATGTATTAAAATTGTATTTGGAATTTTTTTAATATTGTTTATTACATTATAGGTCAAATAACATTCATTTTTATTTTTAAAATTTGAAAATATAAATACCCGATTACAATTATCATACGTATTATATATTAAATCTAATGTTTTGGAAATATTATCGGAACTACAGAAAGTACAGAGGAGTTGTCGATTTATCGAATTCATAATGAGTTATTTATTTCTATCTACAATTAGATGTGCTGTATCAGAAATGTAACAGATTCTTTGAAATTTAATCGACTAGCTTCTTTTAATAAAATAGATAATTCTTCTTTTAGATTAAGAGAAGGAACCAAATTTGATAATGTGGTGTTGTCACTTCCTATTATTTGTTTTACTACTAGTTTGGTTGCCGCAATTTGATTTGGAGTTTGTGATTGAACAACCGGAGCAGAAGGTTTATCCACATTTATATCGTTTGATGATCCGCCCAAAGGCTCTACCTCAAGTTGATGTCCATTCTGAAATATATTAGGTTCTCTTTCAGGTTGAGTCGGTTCTAATTTCGGAACCTCTTTATCTCCTGAGTCATCCAATGGTTTTTCAGTTGGTTCCTTCATCTGTGGCTTAGCCGGTTCTTTCAACGTATGTGTTCCTGCTTTAATAGCAGCATCTCGTCGTTCTTTAGATGAAAATGTAGTGGTTCTTCCACTATCAACATTAAATGCTTGTCTATCTGGAAATTTACCCTCGACCATGCCATTTATTATTTGTGTAGATTCACGTTCGGATAGTCCGTGATTAACGAAATACTCATATAAAACAGTCATATGATCGTTATTTTCAATATTGAAAATTCCATCCATAACTCTTTGGTCTACAGAGACTTCTGATAAAATATAATCTATTAAATTATCCATATACTATAAATATAAATAAATATTTATGAAACACATTATATTTAATATCGTTGCGTAAGATTGCCATATGAAGTCCCGATAAAAAGTTTAATCGGAAACATTTCATTAAACGTCATAATTTTTATAATCTGGTCGAGTAATTCATCACCATCCGGGACATAAAAATCATAAAGAATCGAATCATAGGTATATAAAACCGGCATTGTTTTTTTGTTTTTTAAAAATTCCTCAACTAATTTTAATCTCGAAATAGCAACTTCCCCCTCAAATGCCTGTAATATATAATTAAACAACTTATAGGGATTTGGTTCAAGGATATGTTTATTGGTTATTCTTCGATTGAATATAGGAGTCAAAACATATCCATTAGATTGAAAAAATTCCCACTGTTTAAAAACATACTCTTTCAATTTAGATAAATATTTTATATGAGAATATTTATCTTCAATCCCACCATAAAGTTGGCGAAATGTAATTTTCTTTGATTCTTTGATTTCACTTACGGTTACTATCTGTTTTTGAAAATATAATTTTGCCAAGTACTGATATATATCGACTGAGTTATCCAATTTATAATTGGTTAAATAACATATTATACGTGGATGAAACGCATTATAGTCTATCAGAACCATTTTACCATCTTTTCCATATCGAGAAATAAACTTATCTCTTGTTCCATCTGTCGTATTCAATGCTGCGAAATTAATATTATTAAATTTATTAGATGGTCTTCCAGTCGAAGTATATAAATTGTATTCACTATATATAATATCAGAAGATGGGTATTTAGAATATTGTCTATAATATAACTCTCTATCCACATACATTCCACGTTTTTCTATGTTTGACAATGTAGGAATAATAATATTATTTATATTAAAATAAGCCATATCCAAGCTGGCTGATTTTATTATAGTTTCAACATCAGACCATATATCTTCAAATAATTCTAAATGTTTTTGTATTGGAATTGCCTGATTTAAATTTCCTGATATGTCAAATGTCCGATATAAAAAATCATGCGCCGACGTTGAATAATCTGTTAGTTTTAAAATTTTGTTTTCACTCAAATAAGAAACCAGATTTATATCATTTATATTTTTACAATTTAGTAATTGAATAAAGGATTTTTTATCGACTACCCACTTAACATTTAATGAATATAATAAATACTGTAACATCTTTGTTTTCAACTCAATTGAAGCAACTGAATCTGGATGATTTATAGATATATAAAATGTAACATTCGATTTTATATGTTTAATAAAAATAGAACTTATTTTATTATCGGCGGAATGTAATTTATTATCTATCGGGATTATATGAATAAATAAATCATCACCTCCAATTTTGGATTTAAAATTATCAAAATCTGAATTATTCTCAATCATTCACCCCTAATATACCATAAAATTTTGAAATCTCAAGTATTTATAATTGGCGGAAGTCCAAGTTTTTTCCGAACTCCATTCCGCAATGGAATTACGCCAGCGGTAATAGCAGTGGTCCATTTCCCAGCTTCGATTGACTCTGTTAAATTTACTATACGGAAAACGATATTATTCGAACTATATGGTTCGGGAAGTCCATCGACAAGAAACAACATAAATGTTCGCAATCCACCTATACCCTGAAGAGTAAATGTAGCTTGAATTCCTGGCATTATTCCGACATAGGTTGGATTATTATCATAATCTCCATCGTCGAGTAGCATATTCAATACTTCGGTTGAAGGAAGTGCCAATCTACGTATGATTACTTTTCCGTGTGAGTTCGAGGTCATCTGAAACATTTCCGGAGTTGGATCTAAGGTTTGTAAATTTTTAATAAGTGATATCCTGTCAATTTTAATTTTAACGTTTTTAACATCATTTGAATTTTTTATAGCATTATTTAAAAATAATCTATCCCGAAACATATAGTCTAATAATTCAGTAGATCCATTATTAAGCTTGGAAGTTGCGTTTTTTCGTATATTAGTAGCAGCATACAATGAACGAATTGCTTGAGCATCGCTAATGGTCGGTTTAAATTCTAATGATGTCAATATAGAATTATCGGACAAGTGTTTAAACGTATAAGGAAGTCCTACATTATCTGGAATATATTTTATATCAACTATTTTCATAGTTGATTGTTGTCCATCAGGAAACGGATTTCCAGTAGATGACACCAATCTAAAATCCCAAAAGTTTCCACATGCACCATTTATAGATTCCATCATTTTATTTATTAAATCAGTATATGTTTTAATCCCTGTGTCGTGTATTAACCTTTTAAGAAATGATGTATTAACATATAGATTTTTTAAATAGCCAGTTGTAAAATCTACACCGGTTGGAAATTCACACGTGGAGTTATACGGATCTACCCCATTACTATATCTACCATTATTAATAAGTTCATCCAAATCATCTCTAAATGATCCTCCCGGTTGAGCACAAATATTTTGTAATCTTGTATCAGATGGATCTCCTCCAGTATTTGATTTTTTCTTAAAATGTGAACTTACTGACATTTTTGATATATCATCCTTTGATATACTATTATAATCTGTAGCGGCGAGACCATATAAATATTTAGGAGCATCACAGTTAGGAATTAACAATATACTGCCATCCGCTGATATCATATTTCTATGTGCGCTTATTTTAATATCATCTATATCAATTCTGAAAAATTCATCTCCGGTTTTTGTTCCGAGATATCTATTACAAAAATTAAAAACGTCAATTACAAGTCCCAAATTAACCCAGATGTTTTTCTGTGGCGATTGTATGTCAAAATCTTTTGGATTCCTTATGGAAGAATCTATATCGTCATCAATGGGATTAAGATCTCGGCCATAGAATATTCCGAATATGTATTCTCTCCAATTATCTTTTCTTTTTGATTTTACATAATTTATAAACGAAGTCAATAATAATTCATCGGAAGTAACCGGAGTTCCTTTATATAAATTGCTATTTTTATCCAATACAGATCTTAGAAGATCTATTCGATTGTCAATAAAATCAATCAAACTTCCGAATGGTAAAATTGATGAATCGGGGGTTTCGGTTGATGATTTTCCATCATTATCAACCGGAATGTCTTCCACTACAGACGTTAACAATATCCCAGAATACATTCTATCTCTGGATGACACTTCGGTCATACATTTAAATTTATTTCCTTCGGATGAAAAACTAAAATTACTAACAGTTCCTAACATAGCATCATAAGTTCCATTTGAACCTATAACCTTTGAATATAATTGGTATGGATCTCGAAATAATGAAGTTAAATTTGAAATGGAGAGATCTATTAAATTAGAAGTATTAAAATTGTTCCATCCCCATTCTAATACAAATGTTAAACTAGGGATTGAAAAATACGGAATCATATACTCTAACTGCTGCTTGGAAAAACATATCCAATTTATAGTTGCTTTTCTATATAATTCATGTTGAACGATTATACTTATATTTTCTATCTGTGGAGGTGGGACGTGAATCGAATATGCCGCTTGATTTTTATTATTTGTTATCGTATGTGGGGTGAACGAAGCATCCGGCTGGTATCCTATTATACTTTTATTTACGTCATTGGATTTGTTAAATCCATAACTATTAAAAAAACTACTAGGAGATGCCAATATAAAACCGGGGTTAATATTATTCTTATTTGCTTCTGAACCATATCCATTGCTAGTAATTCGTATCCAAGGCGTCTGTGGTCCTTTATAATTTTGCCATTTATTGGTGCCGCTCGAATTTCCCCAATCTCCTTGAACTGGATCAACATAATTTAATCCTCGCATTCCCTCTCGTCTTGAAAATTCAAGTTGTATTTGGGATGGAATATTTTGAACTTCCCAAGGAATAAATATTGGACTTGACGTTGTTGCCATATTAAAGGTTTAGATTTTTAAAGCTTGTTATAATAGAATTTACATTCATCGGTATTCTAAGCTGAAGTCCAGCCGGGACCGATAATCTTCCATTTCCAAGCCCAGAATTTGCCAATGATATAATCCAGTAAAGAGAATAATCACCGTAGTATTTATATGCCAATGAATCTATATACGTTGTATCATTAGTTATAATTGTTATATCACTATCTTGAGGGGTAACTATTGGATAGGTAACAGATGAATATACTTGTTTCCCATCCCATCTTATTGAAGATGAAATGTTAGCATAACGTGACGAATAATCATTTATCATATAGTATATGTATTATGGAGTTACAACTAAACTTTGATCCATTGAAGTTGGAGATTTACCTAACGGAGTATTAACGTTCCAACTATTAGAAGAAAACACATCGGTTCGTGGAGCATTTCCAAAGTTTGCTCCTCCGGCAATGGGTTGTTCTTTTTCTAATAAATTCATAGCAAGCGAAATATCTATTTCTCTTGGTAGTTGTCCAAAATTTGTAGTGGTTGGAGAGGTAATATAATTTGCCAAATATGACCATTGGGATGTGCTTTCTTGACTCGTAGTTTCCCATATCGCATCTTCTGGAATTGTTAAATTTACACTTTTTATAATACAAGGTTGATTTTTATACATATCTCCAATCGTGATATAATACATAGGAGGAACTATATATCTATTAGATGACACATTAACCCCATTTGATGTATAATTAGAAGGTTTAACTGCCGTCGTTAAATAATTTATTCGTTGCCAAGTTGGAGCCAATTCAACGATGCTATTTATAACCACTTTAAAATTAAAATTTAATTCTCTGACAAATCCAATATATGAAAATAATTTATCGGATCGTCCTATATAAGAAAATTCATCATAATTAGCAGTGTTGTTTTCAGATAATCCTTTTATAGTCGCACGAAACGGAATGTATTTCTGATTTACAATATCATAAAAATAAAATGCTATTTGATCATGTATATATGGAGTCCAAGTTACATTGCTCCAACCAGTCATTGGACCTTTTCCTTTTTTATTGTTGTCTAATACAGTTAATGTATTTATAGCATCAAATGCCAATGAAGAAGGAAGCCGTAATGATTTCTCTAATTGAGTCGCAATATCATCGGAAACTAATTTAGGTGCGTTATCTCGGTATTCTTTTAATACTCCATACTGATATGTTAATGCACTTTTACCATCATTTTTATTTTTCGTCTTAAACAACTTATTATATCCGTTTATAGTCGTATTATTATTTTGTAATATACTAGAGTCTTGTATTGGGGACGTGTTGTATATAGATTTCCCCGCATTAGATATGAATCCGGTGTTTTTTATATCTGTCAAAACAGACTGCATCAAGTTATTATAATCAGTAATCGATAATGGATCTGTTTTTTTACTTGGATAATTTTTTGATGGATCAGCATAATCTGAAAACTGATACATTATATCGGAATTTGTAAATGGTCCGGAATTAGCAATATTATATCCTACATTATCACCATATCTAACTCCCGGTTTCAATGTATTTGAACTTTCGTTGGTTGTATATCCCACGGCTCCAACCACGGTTGTATTTGAATTTCCTAATGTCGATGTTAACACTACATTGGTTTTAATATTACCATTAGAATCAACCGTTACAAACCATCGGGATGCTTGATCTGGATATTCTCCATTTTTTCTAATTGTAGTTGATCCTGCTACCCATTGCTGATTCATTGGTTGTCCTATACCATTTTTATCAGTATATACTAATCTATCCATTATATCGTCAATCATTAGTCCATATGATCCCTCGCTACTATTATATGTAATTCCAGTTTGAGTTGCCGGAATTATATTGGCAAATAAAGATGCCATAAAACCAGCCCCATTGGAACTTTTATTGGACCACATAGAGGTAAATCTATTCAATCCCGCATTTGCTGTTTGAGCACGTAGCAATCCGTGTCCATCTGTAGTTGCCGTTGAAGAAGGAAGTGCTGCCGCAACTGTTCCTTGGGGTGGTGTTATATTTCCGGTTGAAATACCTATTAAAGATGTCAATGCTCCCATTAACCCACTTGATAAATCTATATGTCTAGTTACTCTGGGAATGATATATAACGAAGCAGCCCGACCGGCTGACACTAACACTTCAGTTGGAGAATATAATCGAGTTTCATTAAATGCGTTTCCGGTCTGAAATAAAAATTGTTTGGCTAACCATATTAACCCCTTTCCAGATGTTAGAAATTGTGAAATTCTATCAACGTCTAATAAACTAGACTGTACCGGAAATGAAAAACTATCGTATTTTGTATTTGGAAAATTATTAGCTTTATCTATGTAAGTATAAACATATGGCTGACCTGATGAATCTACTGGATTAAATTCGTGATATAATTGGGAGTTGACACTATCCCATATGGATTCAATTCTTCCCGGCTGAGATGGTTTAATAGTGGTTAATTGTTGAATATTTTCCATATAAGTTAATGATTAGTTCCAAATCCTCCGCTGAAATTTAAATTTCGAGCCATAACACTTGACAACCTCTGACTGTCAATATTAACTCCTATTTTTCCATCATTCAAATCCTGTCTAAGATTATTTATAGCCGTAATAACTTGTTGTAATAATTTATTGGATGTATCGTTCTGATCTACCTGTTGGTTAGATGATTCTGTTTGTTTTTTGGTTTCCGTTAGAGATTGTTCCGGTGTTTTTTGTGGCGTTGAAGTTAAAGTATCTATACTATGATTTACTTTAGTTGATATTCCCCCAGCACCTTCTCGTAATCCATTGGCAAATTTAGACATTCCCGGAACATGATCCAATATCCATGCAAACGCATGTCTGAATGGCCAAGTTAAAGCATCATATAACATTGCTCCAACTGATATAATTCCTTTAACTATAGCAAGTCCCAATTTAGAAGGTGAATGACCAAATAAAGGAGAGTTTGAAAAAAATGACCATATCCAATTTATTATTCCTTTGAATATATCTAGTATGGGCTGAACAACTGCCAACAATCCAGTTTTCAGTCCACCCCATAATTTAGCCCAAAATCCTCCTTGTGTATTCTCAAATCCTCTAATGAATCCAAATAAAAATTGAAATGCGGTTATTATTTCTCCGATAATAGGTATCGCTTCCCCGAATGTTCCTAACAATCCTCCAAATTTTCCAAGTCCAATAAAAAAATCAATGAAGGGGGTTATATATTTTCCTAATTTTGAAAACATAATAGGAATATATAACATAGAACCTATTATTTTTGGAATTCTAAACAACAACATAATTCCATCTACTGTTTTGCCAGATATAAGGGCAATTATTCCTACTCCTTTAAATATACTATATATCTTCCCGGCTGTCAATTCAATATCTCTTAAAATTTTATATGCTCCTACGAATAATGATATAACAGGAAATAAAGCAGGAACAATTGCCAATGCCCAGTCAATAATGGGTAAAAGAAAAGATGAAACCTGAGCAACTAACTGGTTCCATTTTTGTTGAATTGCTACCATTCTCTCTTGATTTGATTTTGTCTGAACATCCATCTCGAATTGTTTAGTTTTATCTTTTAATATATTATCATTGGCCTCTTTTAATTGATCATATGCTTTAATTTGGTCTTTAAGTTTATCCGTTCCATTGCGTCTAGCATCATTCCATTCCTTGTCAGCTTGAACCATATTAAGCAACTCGCTTACACTTCTTCCGGTTGCTTTGGCAAATGCTTCCTGTTGAAATACATCAAGTTGATTAAATCTATTTTGTTTGGTCAATCTTAAAATTTCACGATTGGACCCCTCTAAATCTCTATGATATGCTAATTCACGGGCTTTTTGTAAATTTATAGCATGACCCAATAATACAGACGCTTCCATTTCTTCCTGAACACTCTGCGTAAAGTTTAGAATATGACGAGAAGTATCGGCCACTGTATCCATCGAAGTTCCTAATCTTCTAAATTCAGTTGCCGATTTAATTGCAATTTCCGGAATTCTCGACATTAACAATAAAGTATTATTTGACTTGGATGCGACATCTCCCATTACTTGTGATAAATTAGTTCCAGCGGCATTGCTTAATGCTCCTGCCATATATGCCATATTTTTTTGACTCTCCATAGTTGTCCCCGATATAAATGCCATATTTTTAAAAAATCCAGCAGATATTTCTTCAGATACTCCTAATTGAGCGTTTAGTAACGATGATGCGATTATTAACTCTTGAGATACGATATAAATACTTCCGTATGAATTTGATAATGCCACTGCGGATTTATAAACACCTTCAATGGTTACACCCATACTCATAAGTGAAATTGCAATTTCTTGTGCATTCCATTGTATGGTTGCTGTATTTTGACGTAACATTCCCATTGTTTTATTAAACACCGTAACTGCTTTATCCATTTCTAAAAATAATTTCCAAGTTTGTTCGGCTATATAAAGGAATGGACCAATCCCAGATTCATTCATAAATTTAAGAAGTGCCATCTCCCTTTCTTCTTCTTTTATTCTTTGTTTTATAGAAGATACTATTATTTTTTGTTCAGTCTCCCGTATGCCGAAATATCTCCCAAGTCCATTCTGAGCTTCAATTTCTTCAGTTCTGCTTTTATTTAGGATACTCGCAAGTTGTCCTTGTCGCTGTATGCGGTTATTCCAACTCATATTTAATTTTTCCGATATTCCAAGCATATCGGAAAGAGTATCATTAGTATTTTTTAACAAATTATTATACTCTGCTACAATTTTTGGATCGGTTTCTTTAGTTCGAACATCAGCCATATAATATAAATATAGATTTATTACGTTTTAACCGTTAAAATAACCCTTGACTTTTTATATATCTTCGATATACTACTGAAATATGAAAGAAAAACGTGAAAATATGATTACCGAGTTTATTGGAGATTTTTTTAAACTTGTGATTGAAATAATTATACTGACGCTAGTAACATTTGTGTTCGTGTTCCTGCTGGCTGCACCGGCATTTGCACCATATTTTCGAGGACGTTATATGGGTGAGTTCGGATGTTCGGAGAATGATGAACGAGTTAAATCAAAAATGGTTATGGTAAATATAATGCTATGGACTATTTGTATTTGTTCTTGGTTATTTTTAATAATAAATAGAATGATTCCTCCGGCTGGATGTGGATTTGCCAAGTAAAATATAATTAAACTAAAAAGTTAAAATGGAATATATGTATATTCATAGATTAAACAAAGATTACATATATGTCAGAAAATAATACAATAGCAATAACCAGACCATCGGTTTCAGGACCAATACCAACTCCCATTCAAAAGGAAGTATCGAAATATCCAACTGAAATTATATCATTACCAAGTCAAGGACTTCCATACGAAGATAGTAATCCTTTAAGTTCAGGAACATTGGAATTAAAAAATCTAACAGCTAAAGAAGAAAATCTATTAACCAACCAAACGTTAATGAAAAATGGAACTTTACTTGATAAATTACTTGAATCGGTGATAATTGACAAATCAATTAAAACAAATGATATGTTAATGTGTGATTTTGATGCTTCTATATTCGCTCTTCGTCGAATGGCATATGGAGATTCATATGAAGTTTCTGTTACTTGTGGAAGATGTGGAAAAGATACATTGGTGGATATTGATTTAAATCAAATGAAAAATAAAGATTTAAATGAATCGAACTTTATAAGAGGACAGAATAATTTTTCATTTGAATTGCCTAATATTAAAAAAACCATAACATTTAAATTGTTAACCAGAAAAGACATCTATAATATAGATAAAGAAATAGAAGGATTAAAGAAAGTAAATAAACAAAGCACAGAGATGACAACTCGTTTAAGTTATATTATAACTTCAATTGAAGGAGATACTGATCAAGCAAAAATACGAAAATTTGTAAATGATGGAGAGCTTATTTCAAAGGATAGTTTAGAGCTTAGAAAGCACATAAAGGAAATTTCCCCATTATTGAATACTACATTTGATTTTACTTGTTCTTCATGTGACTCCGAAAGAAAGCAAGAGGTTCCGATGGGAATCGGATTTTTTTTCCCTAACTAAAGAATACATTTTATCAGTTCATAATTCAATATTTGACTTGGTTCACGTTGGGAGGTTCGATCACGATGAATTATATTCAATGCCGATTCCTCTTCGTAATTTTTATTATAATCGTTTAATAAAAAACAAAGAAAAAGAAGAAAAAGCAATGGAAAAAGCAAAAGGAGTACATGAAGCAACTCCATCTATAAGACGATAATTAAGATGTAGGATGGCTTAATTGTTGAACGGAACGTTGTAAAGATGGTATTTCGACCCTCTTAATTTGATCTTGATCCCGTCTGGTATAATCTAATTTTTTCTTTGCGGTATCAAGTTCTGTTTTCTGAGCCTTTAAATTAACAGTTCGTTGTTTATCCTTTAACTGTTTCATTTTCTGTCGATCAGACACTGACATTGCAACTGGAGGAGGGTTTGTTAATTGACCTCCTGATAATTCGGTAGAATCATCATCTTCGTCCATATCATCAAGTCCAATTGCGTTATATTCATTAACAATTTGTCTTACTATATGCTTGACTAATTCTTGTAATTGAGAATGTTTCATTTCTAATCTTGTCCCGATTCAGAATCATCAAATCCTATTTCTTTATCTATATTAGGACGGTCATCACCGGCTAAATGTTTTCCTAAAAGTTCATCATCATTATTTACTTCTTGATCACGATTATATAATTCTTCGGCATCTCCAGTGTTTTCTCCAGCATTATCTTCTGGTTTAATTGATTCTTCTTTAGCAACATCTATATTTCTATCAGCAAAAACAAACAATTCTTCTGCGTTAGGATCATATTTTCCAATATAAACATAAGTAGGAGTTTTATCATTAAGCCCACTTTTTACTTTCTTTAATGTTTGAATGGCAATTTTTACTCTATTTCCACCAATAGAAGCTCCTACTCTATGTAAGGTTCGTTCAATAGATGCATCATCTGCCCACATTCTAAATGGAACTTCTCTAGTTTCACCTGATGGAGTATATAATACAATTCCTTTTAATTTTTCTTTCTTTACCTTCTTAGGAGTTTCGGCACCGGATGGCTCATTGTCAATAGGAGTTTCATCTCTTGGTATTTCTGGTGTTTCTGCCGTTCCCTGTCCGGCAACCGGAGGAGCAGCGGCACCTGACGTTTCATCTTCATCAATACCTTTTTTAAAACGTTTTGCCAATGCTTTACGAGCAGGTGTACAAGTAGATTTGGTCATTGGAGTACAAAATCCTTTATGTTTAGGATTAACTGCCTTCTGTATCCATTTTTTATCTTTTCCTTCTTCCTCTACTTCTGTATTTTCTTCTACTTCTTTCAAACATCCAGATTTACATTCTTTACATTTCTTTTCTCCAAATATAACATTCTTTCCGCATTTACATTTCTTGGATTTTCCCTCGTTTAATTGAGTTAAAACTTCCTTAGCGCAAACACGAATAAGGGTTTCTAAAAGTTCTTGTTTTATTTTCATATATGATATTGTAAAGTTATAAATATAAATATACAATTATAATACAAAAACCAATAAAAAAGCACTGGAGTAATTCCAGTGCTTTTACGACCAAACCTTAGAAAATATTATTTAATTTCTACTTTTCTAGATTCTTCTTTTTTAGGTGTTGGTTTTAGTTTTTTCAATGTAATTTCAAGAATTCCATTATTAAATTTGGCAGCAACAGATTCCTTGTCATAATTGGAATTTAGTGAGAAACTTCTGCTAAATGAAGATTTTTTCAATTCTTTATGAATGCATTGAGAACCAGTAGAATAATCTTTCTTGTCTTGTTTTTCACCCCTAATAGTTAAAACATCATCCTTAATTTCAACAGAAACTTGATCTTTGGATAAACCCGGAATTTCCGCTTCAATAAGCGTCGAAGTTTCATTATCTTGAATATCGACTTTTGGATATGAATTCTTTCCATAAAAATCAATTCCAAAATTAGCGAACAAATCGGGAAATGAGGAATTGAAAACTTCATCATATAATGAAGTAAATGGAGTTAGAAATTCATCCCTACTAGTGAATAGTGATGGATTATAAGCATTGTAACGGACTAATTTATTAGTATTCATATATTTACCTTTCTATAATAGTTGTTTATCTATAGTTTGTTTTTTATCATACCTACACAAGTAGCATATGATGTAGTATTTTTCATACTACAATTATAAATATAACACAGATTGAAAAAATGTCAAGTATTTTTTTTAGGATATAATTTCGTCAACACATCCAAATTTCAAGGCTTCCAACGAAGTCATATACCAATCAGTTTTATTTTCGTATATTTTTTTCAATTTTTCCTTGTTTATTTTAGTATGATCTAAAATGTGCCGCTCTAATATTTTTTGTAATCTTTCCGTCTCATCTATCTCTTCCAATTGTTCACATAAAGTCGATGATCCCCATCCTCCACCAGAGCTAATTTGATGATATAATAAAGTGGAATGTTTATATGCAAACCGTCTATGTCCAGTAATGAGTATCATAAAACCGGCACTCATTGCACATCCAGTCACAATTGTATGAATATCAGTTTTACAATGTGACATTATGCCAAGTAATCCCAAACAATGATATACGTCTCCACCATGACTATCAATATATATTTTAATTGGATTTGGTGAATATTCTAAATTATGTAATTTATATAATTGTTTAATATATACATCATCATTTTCAATTTCTAATATTGAGGTGGTCAATTCTCCTATTGTAATTTGTGTAACATCTTTATTAAATAATAAAGTTCTATCTTTTGGGATGGGTAAAATAATGGCCATATAATATATATAGTTATTTGTTCCATTCAAATTTCATATTTCCACAATCCCATATTCTATCATAACCATTTAATTGCATATTTTCCCATTCCGATAATAGTGGATCATATATAGTTAATTTATTAGTAAGTTGATCTTTTCTAAAGCCAAATCTATGATATCTGACATTTCCCCCGGCTTTCACATACCAATAATTGGGGGAGGTATCATCCACATAATTAAATCCAATCTTATTATATAAATTACCAATACTCCATCGTTTATCGGCATATGTTATAATTTTATTTGGATTATAAGTTTTTATAAAGTATGACAATAATTTAGACATTCCACCCCTTACCGAATAACCAAATTTAGAACAAAACCTATACAATTCATATTCTCCAGAAATAGCTCGTATTCCATTTGATATCCTAGAACTTCCAAATGTTGCTAATGATATTAATTCATTATTGTAATATAATCCAAGATTTATATGAGATTTAATAGACCCCTGAATATGATATTCATCCAGAAAAATATCGGCTTCTTTATATTCTACTTCTCTTATTTCGCATTTACGTGAATGTATTTTCTTTAAATTAGAAGTAACTCCTAAAATATATTTCAATCTATTTTTAACAATATCCTGTCTATATAACCATTCATCTTCAAATATATGAATTAACTTTATATTTTTAGAATTACATTCATTTGTTTTATTAAGATGATACATAGAATTTTTATTACCATGAACCTGTCCGTGCCAATATAATCCATCATACTCTATTGCCACATTAAATTGTGGTAAAAATATATCCAATTCTCTTCCATTTAATATTGTTTTATTATTTTCTTCCAATATAGTATTAACAATACTCTTTATATAAGAGGAAACTTCTCTTTCACCATCTGATTTTCCAGATAATATCGGATAACATTTTAAACAACGTGGAACCCGGCCATCGTCTAAATTATCATTAAATATAGAATTACATTTTTTACACTTAAATGGATAAATATTACTTCTAAATGTGCTTTTAAAATCGGATTCTGTAAATAAAGGTTCAATTAGATTTTTCAATCTATTTGAAGATTTTAATTTATGTAAATAATATTTTAAAAATGATATTCTAATTTTTTGTTTTATAGGAGGATGTAATCCTACATTATTCACTCCATATTTTTCCAAACAAGTTTTCTTTGCTTTATCTGGATTTACATAAGTAGGATTTCCATATTTTTCTAATTTTGTTAATTTTATTTTTTCGATTCTATCTGGCATTTTTGACACATATATTCCACTACATTTAGTGGAACAACATTTTTGATTTCTATACTTCAGTGATTCGAATTTTTCTCCACATATAGCACAATTTATTATTTCATAATGATTATAATGATTTTTTTTATATGTTTCTCTAATAGAGAGAGAACGGATTGATGCGGATGCCTCATTAGAGCATTTTCTAGAACAATATTTATTGTAGCCTGTTTGGAATGATAAAAATTTAACTTTTCCGCCACAATTTTTACATTTAAATGTTCCATAAATATGAATGAATAATTTCTCTCCAAATGAGTTTCCTTCATATTTTTCTACAATTTCAGTATAGAATGATTTATGTTTTGATTTTATCATCTGGACGTAACTATCTTTGTTATATTTAATTATTTCTAGTATGTTTTTAATTTCCATATGCCAATTATACTCTCATATATAAGTATATACCATATAGACAAAACATCAAGTTATTTTAATACTCTAAGAAAAATTTAAAGAAGGATGTAATTCATTATGACATTTATGACATAATGTTATACCGGATACTTTATTATTTATATGATAATCTACTACTGTATCAGAAATAATTTTTTTGATTTCAAAATCTTTTAACATTTCCTCAGTAATTTCTATCATATGTCTTTTTATAATT